CATGGAATCTTTTGATCATCATATCATGAAAGAGGGTGATGTCATGATCATGAGACTGTTCATAGAACCTCTGAAAGGCGGTTACAGGAACGCTGAAGGGCATCGTTTATGCAATCATATCGGAATATACCTAGAGGGAGGATATATGTTACACCATCCATACCAGTGCAATTCCACGTTGGTGGACTTGGAGGATGATGGGAAGATGTATTTAAGTTATACCGAACTTGTACTTCGGAAAAAGGAAAACACTATATAAAGTGTCTAGAGATACAAAACGTAATATGGATCACAGATATGCTATGAAAGTAGAATTGGACGAAGAAGGAGATTTCTTTATGAGAATCCCTGAGGCTCTTGTTGAGGACTTGGGTTGGATAGAAGGGACTCTGTTGGATTTCGAAGAGGATATTGACGGGTCTGTTATACTTAATAGGGTAAAGGACTGAAAAAAAAATTACCGTAAAAAAAATACCGTCGTTTCATTATGGAAGAATTCTTAGACCAGTACAAAGAACATATGGAGATGATCGGTAAGGCACTCGAAAACCTTGCCGAGAGATCCAAGAGATTAGAAGAAGCATTCAGTAAGATACCGCCTCCTGGTGCTGATATGGTAAAATACAAACCTGAGGGGTATGAAGATTATCTAAACCTAAGTCAGTTATTTGACGATCTGTATACCAGACTAAATATGTTGGAGGGTCGTATCAAAGAACTGGAGTAATGCCAGCTTATATAATTGAGACAGGAAGAAGTTATCCGAACGTAGTAACATCTGGTTCATTCAGTCAGACGTTTAAACGTCCTGCTTTTGGTGGGTACAGATCACACGATTACCATAGCGGACCAGGTACGAACTACAATATTACGTTTAATGGATTCGGTCCTGGCTCTATGATACAGGGTAAGGACGTAGTTTTATATCTCGGAGACAATGATGAGACCTGTGTGGGTACTTGTGATGGAATGCGTCAGGCAATCTACAGATGGTACCGTGCCAAGTATCAGGATCATACCTTTACAATACAGAAAGTATTAGACTATCAGAGGGATTTCCCCAATGACCCCAACGCAAAGAAGGTCATGGAGGGTTATAACAAGGAACCTCGTGATGGAAGACCAGTATTTCATATAGCAAGGAAGCAAGCAGTCGGTACTACAGCGTTGTATCTGCATTATAATGCAACTCTGAACGACTCAATGATGTCAACCAACGCATCTCCTCCTTCTGGGTATGCATTAAGAGAAGTATTAGGATATATTTGGACAAGTTCTGCAGGAGCAGCAGCATATGCAGCACCTGGAGAGTCAGTTAAACCATTGTATGAGTATTATTATGATACAAATACAATGAAGAGGGATCACTTCTACACAATTTCACCTGAAAATGAGGTTGGATTGCAGAATCCTGGTGGAGGAGTGCCAGATTGCCCTAGACCTAGAGGAGGATTGTGGGGATATGTAGGTATAGTTGGATACTGCTTCGAAATAAACAGATCGAGCAGTGCAGTTTCCACCTATGCTGACGTAGGATCCATTGGACCGACTGGAGAATGTGGAGTTAACAGGTCAAATTGGTATCAATGGTCTGGAACTTTCGGATCTAACAACGATTGGACGTATGAAAAGTACATGCGAGAGCAATCTGGCGTTCCTGCGATCCAAGGTTGGGGTAATCCAGCTAATGTTTCGGGAGTTAATACCACAGATGCACTGTTTGAGTGGTTTTATGGTAGAAATGGAGCAGTAAAAGCAGCACTTCCCCGCTATTTGTCATTTGAGCAGTCTTATGACAGTCAATTTATCTACTATTTGTACGATACATCGTATCCATGGAACGGTCCGATCTTCGGAATCAACTTTGGACTGTCAGATGCAGCATGTTGTCAGTCTGGTGACAGTGATTGCATACCAAATTACGAATATTACAGTCAATTTTACGAAATCAGAGCAGATTCTTGGGAAACTCTGAAGACAAAGATGACTTTATCCGACATGAAGTCGAAAAATGTCAATGAATCGTTCCTAGTTGCGGATACAACCAGTACAAGAATACTATTTCGTTACACAACTACTTCAGGATCGTGGTTTGTTGGTGAAAAAATCAACGGATGGGACATTACACAGGTCAGATATTTCGGTGATGAGCTAAAAGTAGGGTATATGGAGCTCTCTGGAAAGGGAAATGAGTTCACATATCAACAATCTTTGACTTCTTCGGACGGTGGAGGCATCCAAGTACTCGCAGGATATGGTATTAAGGACAAAGGTGCGTTCTTTGGGGTGTATGAATTCCCTAAAAAGATCACTTACTACCGTATTGAGATCGATCCACAGCAATTAATCGCAAATCGTACCTTAGATACAGCAGAAATTAGAGCAAATATTGATTCAGAGGGTAGAGTTGCGAGTGTAGACATCATAAATGCAGGATTTGGATACAACAATCCGAAGATTGACATCGAACAACCTGCAGTTTTGACCGAAAGATCCGCTAATGACAACGCAAGGAAGGTATTTCACAACATGGGTGGATGGGATCAGGCATTTGTGGACTCTCCAAACGACCCAATTAACAATCCAGACGGTACAAAGAACAATTTTGGTATGAAAGATATCAAAAAGAAGCAGTCTGCGGTGCTAGAAGAGGATATGAGTGAGTCATATCAGGAAAGAGAGAACTTAATGCCCTATGGAAAGGGATCAATTACGGGTGATGTGCAAATAAGTGGCACAAGTAAGACCATAAACACAGGATCTAAGCAATTAAGAAGAGCAAGTGGAGAGGGAAAAGGTAAAACTCCTCTTAAAAAAGCAGTTTTAGAGATATCACAGATCAATGAAGACGGTTCTATTGTAGAAATACTCATCAAAGACCGTGGAAGCGGGTATGATCCTGATCCAAATGAGAGACCGAACATCTATATTGTGGAATCTGAGAAGGAATCTTACAAAATGCGTGGTCCAAATGTAAATCTGTCCACTAAAACGTTCGCAGATAACGTAAAAGCGGAGCATGGACTAAAAGAGAGCATCCAAAACCGTGCAGATGCTGATGATGAGGAAGTATCGCAGATGGATAACGGTGTTATCGGTGGATTTAACACTATGATGAACGGATTTACCACAAAGTACCCTACTGGTTACATCCGTATTAAGGATTATGATGATGAAAAGACGAATTTGTGCTCAAACTTCCCCGCAAGTTGCATAAACATCGAGTTTCCGAGATTATATGAGGACGCATTGTTCACTGCAGAGGATATGACAGGTGCAATTAAGGCATCTCCTCGTTTTAATGAGATGATGAACAACCAATACCCCGAAATGTTGAGTGGGGTGAGGATGACAGATGATAGAAGTGACGGATTCTCTGATTTATGGGGTTGGAACAACAAGAAAAACTGTATCGAACTACCTCAACCTAAGTTATACACCGCTACTCGCTTTTTTGAGATACCTTGTCCCTATCTTGACCTAAACGAAGAGGGTAAACAGAGGGCATATGGGTATATGGTATACAAATATTGTGCTTCGAAGGCAGAGAAGGCAAGCTTTAGGGTTTCGATGGCGTTAGAGGGGCATACAACGGGTTCTCAGGGGCAAGATTTCATGAACTTCCTAAGGAATTTACCAGAACCCCTATTAACTTGGACTAGAGACTCAGGACCAGGTGGAAATAGCAAGTGTTGGCCATGTAAACGAGGTGATATCGAAGGTAGATGCTATCGTGACCCAAGTAACTCCAGTGATATTGTATTTGTACCAGTAGGTAGTGATGAAAACACCTATGATTACAATAGACAAGGGTTTAGTGAGTTCGAACAGTTCCAATTATGGTTAGGAGGTAACTTATCTGGTTATAATCAAGGATTCTCTACCTCATACGGTAATACATTCACGAATATCACTATTAACACTTCTCTAACTAATGGAATGCCACAGAGTGAGTGTTGGGATACCTATCTCCGCACTACATCAAACACAAATGGAGTATTAGATGCGTATTGCGGATATAGTCCTGCGAATCCTGGTACAAGTAAGGTAGCATCTACGGGATTCTGGGATATTGGGTGGATAGCGAACCCTCCATGTGGGTATGGACTTGCATTGGACTTTGTAAGTGACGCTGCTATTGCGATAAACCCCAGATTAATCTCAGAATTCGAAATACTGCTAGGACCGTTTAACGGAACCATGACGGTACTGAATTATAATACTGGATCAACTATCACATATGGAGAATCTATCAAAAACTTCGGAAATCCATATTTCAGCGAATGCGACCTCGTATTCGGAACTTTGACTAACAAAACTAATCCTGGTACTCTTATAGATACCACTAAGAGGATAAATCCCTCATCATATGATCCTTCCGATTCGGATAGAGATGAATTTGATGATGAATTTGTGATACCTGAATCACACTTTACTGAAGATACATAATGGCATACGGATTTCTCTTACCAGTTGCACCAATTACGGGATTGCCTTGTTCTGGGCACGGAATCTGTATTCCGTCTACAGTTCATTGCGTTATGGGATGTGCGGGACCACCGCCCATGTACCCTATTAAGATTAAACAGTGGACATGTTGGTGGCCACCACTACCATTGATACCTTTTGGTCCTCTACACCCTTTAAAGGCAACGGTACTGACGAACTTCTTACCAACTATGACATTTGGTGATAGGTTCATCAACCATCCATCACCGTGCACGAATATAGTGATTCATATGTGTCCGTGCGGTAAAGCGTTATGTCCGATACCAACTCCGTACCCATGTTCTATGCTTACCATAGAAGACGGAGGTATAGGACACACTAGAATCCTCATTGCACAATCTAAGACTGTCTTTTGCTACAAACTCCCTATAGGTCGAATCTTCGATCCTCTGGGAATCGGATTTCCTGGTTTTTCTTGGCCATGTTCTTCGGTGGTTGCATATGGTAGTCCGAATGTGCTATCATCATAGTATCAATATAAGAGATCATGGCGATTTACACGAAACTAGGGCAACTGAAGGAAACTCGTCCAAAGAAGACCCGTCAAGGGAATTCTATCAATACGAAGCTTTCAGCAACTTCCCGTAACAGTGCGAAAAAGAAATATCGTGGGCAAGGCAGGTGACTTACAAAGCATTACCTGACTTTTTGCATGTAAAAGATAGCCCTGTCGCAGGACAGGGCATTTTTGCCTTGGAAGATATCCCAGAGGGTGTAGACCTAGGGTTGTCACATATTGTACTGGATGAAGAGATATACAGAACACCTCTAGGAGGGTTCATAAATCACAGTGAAGAACCTAACTGTATTAAGTGGAAGGTTTTCGTTCCCCACAAGTATTTGTACTCAGTGAAAACCATTAAACCTATTAAAAAGGGTGAAGAATTGTTTTTAAAGTATACTTTCTATAAAGTGCTATAAATAATCCAGACAACTGTTGTAAACAACTTAATAATGGCGGGATACACGTTTCGATCTGAGAAATTCTTTAGTAGAGGTTTTAAAGACTTTGCAGTCTCCTTTAAGGCGAACCCTAATACTAAGGATGTTAGTGCTGTGTCCAATGCTAATGCAATTAAGCAATCTGTTAGAAATTTAATCTTAACTCAGTTCGGTGAAAGACCTTATCAGTATGATATTGGATCTAGAGTATCAGGATTATTGTTCGAACCATTTGATGTCTTTCTTGCTGAAGATCTTCGAGATGAAATTTATAATTGTATCGCTAGGTTAGAACCTAGGGTAGAGGTTAGATCCGTAAGTGTCAAACCTTCTTTAGATGAGAATGAAATAGACATTGCTATCGACTATGCCATAGTGGGTCAGCAAGTTACACAAGTTGTGCAGTTCATCCTAGAGAGAACATAACATGCCAGCTACCCCATCAGAATTAACCTCTCTAGATTTCTTCGAGATTAAGGAATCTATTAAATCGTACTTGCGTACTCGTGATGAGTTTACGGATTATGATTTTGAGGGATCTGCTGCATCCTACATGATCGATATACTTGCGTATAACACCTACTACACTTCATTTAATGCTAACATGAGCATGAATGAAGCGTTCCTAGAGTCAGCAACTGTAAGAGATAATATTGTAAGGATTGCAAAGCAGTTAGGATATACACCCAGATCAATTAAAGCAGCAAAAGCGTGCGTCAGAATGGCGGTGCAGACTGCATTGATTCCAGGTGGACAATCATACCCAGACACGGTAACTATTAAGAAGGGTGATGTATTCATTTCTAGCAATACTAATGATACGTTCACTTATTGCTTATTACAAGACACTACAGTATCAGTTGATCAGAACACTGGTATAGCAAACTTTAGTCAAGTAATCATTCATCAGGGTAATTTACTTAGGTTTACCTATACTGTTGATGATACTAAGAAACAAGAATTCATAATCCCTGCAGAAGCAGTAGATACTGAACTATTAACTGTTTCAGTTAAACCTTCAGAGCAGTCTGTAGAGGTTGATGAGTATTCATTATCCACTAACGTGGTAGATTTGACATCTACATCAAGAAACTACTTCCTAGAAGAGACTGAAGACCTTAGATATAAGGTAATCTTCGGTGATGGGGTTCTAGGACGTAAATTGATCGATAATGAATTCATTATATTAGAGTATGTAAGCACAGCAGGTACAGAAGCAAACGGATGTACTAAGTTCTCCTTTATTGGACAAGCAGTAGACTCCAACAACCGTGCTATTGCTCCCTCTAACATGTCTCTAGCGACCATAGACAGCAGTCAAGATGGTACTGGGAGAGAAAGTGCCCTATCAGTGAAGTTTCGTGCTCCTAGGCAGTTCTCAACGCAGTCTAGAGCAGTTACAGAGGATGACTATGCTTATATCGTCTCTAGTCTATATCCTCAAGCAGCAGCAGTTACTGCATACGGTGGTGAGAAGTTAAATCCACCTGTTTACGGTAAAGTTTACATTGCTGTAAGATCAAAATCGGGTGTTAACCTTAATACTACTACCAAAGTTCGTATTAAGAACCAATTACTGAAGTATTCGATGGCATCTATCGAACCAGTTATTGTTGACCCAAGAATTTTCTACATTACACCTAAAGTATATCCTTTCTATAACGGTAACGAGACCTCTAGATCGGCAAATGAACTAGGTACTGAAATTCTTAAGTCTATTGACCAATATAACGGTCAGAATCGTGAAAATAGATTTGGCAATAGATTAGAGAAATCTAAATTTAACTCAATGGTTGATGCTTCAGATGATGCTATCTCTGGAACCAGTACTCAACTTACTATGGGTCAGAATTTAGACCAATTTACATTTGGAAACGTATTTACTCAATGTTTAGACTTTGGTAACCCAATTACTAATCCAAGTGACTTAGGTGGAAACGATGCAGGAGACTCCACATGCCCACCTAGATATAGTGCAGTTAAATCTGGTAAGTTCTACGCCACAGGGTACACAGAGAACCTTGCAGACCTCTTAGCGGACGGATCTACTGCAGGTGGTGGTACTGCTAGTTCAGACGCAGCAGAAGCGATCTATGCGTCAGGTACTAGAACTACTGAGGTATTAGTACCAGTAAATATTCGTGATGATGGAAAGGGAAATCTCCTTTTAGTTACTACTCGTAACGAAAAAGAAGTTATCCTCAACAATAGTATAGGAACTGTAGACTACGCTAATGGTGTTGTCTGTGTAGGACCTCTAGATGTTGCTGATACATCAGATGGTACTACAAGAATTCCAGTCGTTGTATACCCAGACTCAGATTCGATCACAATCCCACCAGGAGTTGATCCTACAATCTTTAACCCTGAAGTATATCCAATAGATTTCATTACTAATCCAACTTCTGTTCCAAGTTTTGATCCTAACAATTTCGGTGGATGGAACTACGGTGGAACCCCAATAAATATCATCAGTTACCCAATCGATGCTTTCGAGTATCCTGAAGTAGAATCCTGTTTCTAATTAGATGCAAACCCTAAGTTCTGTTAATATATCTGATAGAGTCGAAGGTCAGTTACCTGACTTTATCAAGCAAGAAGACGAGCAATTTGTCAATTTTCTCTTTGAGTACTATAAGTCTCAAGAGAAAACTGGTCGTCCGTACGATCTTCTTAATAATATCCTAGACTATCTGGATATCGATGCATATGATCAAAAAGTGCTCGCATCTAGCACTACGTTGATCAAAGACGTTGATACTACTAATAGTTTAATCGAAGTTGAGTCAATCGATGGTTTCATGGATCGTGATGGATCTGTGATGATTGATAATGAAGTAATATACTATGAGAATACAGTTCGTGGTCCTGATGCTATTCTGACTCCAGGATTATCGTTAGAAGAATTTAATAAGAAAAGACAAGAACTAGAAAGTCCATTTTTAGTATTTGATGGAGTAACTACAACCTTCCCACTTAAGTTCTTAGGAACTCCAGTCTCACCTGTCTCAGCAGACCACTTAGCAGTCATAGTCTACAATCAGAGTATGATTCCTAATGTGGATTATACTATTAGTGGTACTAATATTACCTTTACTGTTGCTCCAAGAGAAAGAATAGGTACTGATATAGTTGGATCTTGCAGAATCCTTTATTACATTGGTTTTGCTGATTCTGTCATTAAAGAATTAGTCTTCCCTCCAGTTGCTGACTTGTCAGGGCAAGATTCTATGACTTTGGAGTATGATGCTCTTCCATATTCTCCAATTTCAGAGATCGGTCTTATCATTAACCGTAATGGTTTACTTTTGAGACCATATATTGATTATGTGTTGACTGATAACAACACTAGAATCAAATACTTTGTAAATATCACTCCACAGGACGTTTTCCACATTCGTTCTATTGAGTATGTGTCACCTTCTGTTGGTAGTGGTGCTAAAGCGGTTACTCGTGTTGGTGTTAACGGAGAAATCGAAGAAATTCAGGTAAAAGATGGTGGTAAGAAATATGAACTGAATTTTGCACCTAAAGTTACTGTTACTTCTACAGGAACAGGACAAGGTGCTGCTGCAAGAACCCTAGTTGCAGGTATTAAGGATATTCAGCTAATTAATGGTGGTCAAGGTTATAGTTCCTACAACCCACCTAAGGTTAAGATCACTCAACCCAGTGATATGACCAATGGTTCTGGTGCTACTGCTGCTATTACTGTTGACGACACTACTGGACAGGTAGATTCTATTAAAATTACCAATTCTGGTTCAGGCTACGATTTTATACCTGCTATTTCCTTTGTTAACCCAAGTGGTGCTATAATAAGTGACCCAACCATTGATTCGGAGGGAAGGTTAAATGGTGGATCTATTAGTATTGTTGATGGTGGTATCGGCTATAGTAATCCTCCTGTCATCTACATCGACAAGGCACCGACTGATGGTGTTGACGCTGTTGCTGAGTGCACTGTGTCTCCAGATGGCGAAGTTGTTGCTGTTACTATCACTAACAGAGGACGTGGTTATACCACTCCACCAAGAGCTAGAGTTGTACAACCAATTGGTGCACAAGTTCTTGATGTAAAAGTAGCAAATGGTAGTGTTACTAACATTAACCTATTAACTGGTGGTACTGGTTATACTGATGCACCTTCTGTTTACATCGTAGATGATCGTAAGGGAGCATTAGGAGAATCCATTGGTGGTACTGGTGCAGAAGCAGCAGCAACCGTCTTTAATGGTGTTATTACAGATATTAATATTATAAACTTTGGTACAGGTTACTCTGAAACTGAACCTCCTACAGTTTATATCGCAGAACCCTTGTCAGCACAGGCATCTTGCGACGTTGGTTTTGGAGAAGTTACTGGATTTAGTATTTTATCTTCTGGTAAGGAATATCAACCATCTTCATTGAGAGGATGTGCTAGAGGTGTATCTGAAATTGTTGATTTTGATAAATTTGGTAATCAGATCTTTGCAAAAGAGAATCAACTAAGGCAAAGTGACCATGCAACTGGTGCAGTTGTACATAACCTTGATTCTACTATCATTACACAGGTATTTGACAAGTTCCGTCGTCAATATATGCCTACAATCAATATTGACTATACTCAGGTCAATCCGATTCAGGTTATTAAGACAATTAAGGACTTTTACCTTTCTAAAGGTACTAAGACTGCTGCTCAATACCTCTTTAAGATTTTATTTGGTGAAGAAGTCGATATATTCTATCCTAGAGATGAGTTAATCAAACCTTCTGATGCTTCTTGGGTTGTTGACACCATTTTGCGTGCAAAACTGATTTCTGGTGATCCTGCAAATCTTGCAAATGCTCAATTAGTCCAATATGCAGATACAGTTGACCAAAACATCAAAGATGCTAACGTTTTGATCGAAAACGTCATTTCTATTATTGAGGGAACTGACGTAATCTATGAATTGGCAATATCTGAAGAAACACTTACTGGTGAGTTTAAGATTCCTTATAAAACCAACCTTGTCGAACCATTATCAACTACAGGTAACATAATTACGGTTGATAGTACGATTGGATGGCCAGAAAAGAACGGTACTATCATTATTGATGATGAAGAGACTGTTCAGTACAAAGAAAAGTCACTAAACCAGTTTATTGAGTGTACTAGGTCTAAGAATGGAGTTGTTGAGGATTGGGATCCAGGAACAACCATACATTCTGACATTTTTGTATATGTTAATCGTGGAACTAGCGATGAAGTCAAATTAAGAGTACTTGGTATCGCTGAAGCGGGTACTACTGTATTAGAAGACAGTGGATCTTACTATTTGCCTGGAGATAAGTTAAATGTTGCTGCTCTAGGTTCATCTGCTGAAGATGAAAGACTCCAATCATGGTTATACAACGTTAAGAAGCTAATTAGCGTTACTTCCATCAATCCTGGTGGTCTTAACAACCAAACTGCTACTGTTGTCTGCTCTAACCCACATGGTTTGCTTGTAGAAGACCAAGTTACCATTTATGGTGCAAACCCTGCTGTTTATAACGGTACTTTTGAGGTTACTTCTCGTTTAGACGACTTTACCTTCTCATATAGCATTCCTACCCCAATGGACATCGTTCCACAGGGTAATATACTTCTTTCTGTTGACCTCAACAGAGGAAAGTCAACTGAAAGCACTATTGATGAAGTAATTTCGTTATTTACTTCTAATATACAGAACGCATTCTTTAATACTAACTACGTTTACGTTGCAGCGTCTGGATTACCCAACTATAAGGTAGGTCCTTTCCAAGGGTCTGCAATGATTCCAGGAAACCAAAGAAAACTACTTCGTTTCCCTAGAATTGTCGAAACTATCTCTACAAGAACAGAAGTTGGTGCAAACTATCCAATTGGTGCTTGGGTTAACGGTGTTTCTGCTTGGTCTTACAAATCTAGTGAATTTGTTACCTTTGGTCCTTTAACTACTGTTAATATCACTAATGAAGGTGTAGATTATGATGCAGGATCAAGACCTACCTTAGAAATTACTGGTGGTGGCGGTACAGGTGCTGCAGCGACTGTAACTGTTAATGGATCACTAGATTCAGTCGAAGTTACTGCAGAAGGTACTGGATATACTGAACAACCACTAATTTCTATCGTTGGAGGTGGTGGTAGCGGTGCAACTGCTCAAGCGGTTGTTACTAACGGTAGAGTAACAAGAATTCTTGTAGAAAACCCAGGAACTGGATATACTTCACAACCAACTATATCAATTACTGGTGGAAAAGGTACTGGAGCACTTGCAACTGCTTCTGTAAGAGGTCCAATCAGTGCAGTTACATTATCTAATCCAGGTGTCGGATATACCTCAACACCAACCATAAAACTTAATTCTGGTGAAGGAGCACTAGCACAACCTATCGTTATTAACGGTAGAATCGTATCTATCGCTATTATTAACTCTGGTGATGCTTATACATCAGCACCTAAGGTCTTTATCAATGGTGATGGATTTGGTGCTCAAGCAACTGCTGTTATTGGTACTTTAGGAGAAGA